CTCTGCCGCAGGAACGCCCGCTTCGCGTCCTCGCTGCGCTTGATGCGCCCGTGTTCGTCTCGCTGGCACGTCGTACAGCGAGCCGAGGACTTGCGGTGCGCTCCACTGGTGGGCCCGTGGTGCGACCGACCGGACAACGCGTGGCCGCCCGGGTGGCTGCCGCCTCTGGGGTGGGATCGGTAGCTCGAGCCGTGACCTCCATGCGAACGACTGGCGCTCGAACGCTGGTGGCTGCCCGCGCGCGACCTGCAGGAGGCGTCGGCGTCGATCGGGAGGCAGAGAGCCAGGGCGGGGAGTAGCCACAGGACCTTCATGGACCTTGACCCTACGCCGGGGAGCCGGCTCACGCAAGATCCCCTTTCCCTCCCCGCTGCGCGTAGCCGCTGGCCCGCCCTCGCGCGCTACGGACGGCCGACGAGGTGCAGGGCGGGGGCGAGGCCGGCGCGGGCTCCTGGGGCCTGGGAGTGTCACGGGAGGGTCATAGTCCCATCTCGCCTCGGCTCTGATTCCCGCTAAGTTGTTGACTTATTTGGTGACCCGCCAAGGACTCGAACCTTGAACCTAGAGATTAAGAGTCTCAGACGGGAGTGTCACGGCAGTCCACGGCGTTCCATTCTGGCCGCTATCCACGCGGGATTCTGCTTGCCCTAGTCACTGGGTTCCACTAGAATCCACATGTCGGGAGTGTCACGGGAGGGTCACGAACCCGGAGACGAGACTCCCGGAGGAGGCCGCGATGGCGCGAATCCGACTCACGAAGCGCGTGGTAGATGAGGCCGAGCCGGCGCAGGGCGAGGGCGGTGAGCTGCGCGAGGTGAAGCTCTGGGACTCCGACGTGCGCGGCTTCTTCCTGCGCGTCCTGCCGTCCGGCTCGAAGGTGTACGCCGTGAGCTACGGCACCGGACGACGGGGCGTCGTCCGACGCGTCACCATCGGCGAGCACGGCGCCCCGTGGACGCCCGATCCGGTGACAGGAGAGCAACGCACGCTGACGTGCGAGCTGGCGCGCCAGGAGGCAGAGCGGCTCCGGGGCGAGGTGCGTGCCGGCGGCGACCCCGGGGCGAAGCGCGTGTCGGAGCGGGCGCTCCCGACGCTGGCCCAGTTCGCGGAGCGTTACCTGACGGACTACGCGGGGCCGCACAAACGGCCGGCCACGGTCGCCGCTGACCGGGGCCTGCTGGGCCTGCGGGAGAAGCCGCGCCGTCGTTTCAAGGCGCAGCCGAAGCCGCGGACGATCCTCGCGGCCCTCGGCTCGCGGCGCGTGGACCGGATCAGCACGTCCGAGGTGACCCGGCTTCATCTCGCATGGAAGGACACGCCGACCCGGGCGAACCGGGCGCTTGCGCTCCTGTCGCACATCTTCGCGATGGCAGAGAAGTGGGGCGTTCGCCCTCGGGGGACGAATCCCTGCCGGGGCATAGACCGTTTCGATGAGAAGCGGCGCGAGCGGTTCCTGAGCGGCGAGGAGTTGGCCCGGCTCGGGGCCGCGCTCGGCTTCGCAGAGAAGGCCGCGGCGAAGGACAAGAGCCAGGAGGACGGCGCCGAGAGCCTCTTCGCGGTCGCGGCGATTCGGCTCCTGATCCTGACCGGCTGTCGCATGTCGGAGATCCTGACCGCGAAGTGGGAGGCCGTGGACCTCGACACGGGAATCCTCACGATCGCGGAGCCGAAGGAAGGCCGGCCGAAGGCGGTGGTCCTGAACGCGCCGGCAGCGAAGGTGCTCTCCGACCTACCCCAGCTCAAGAGCAACCCGTTCGTGATCGTCGGGCACGTGCGCGGGCGGCACCTGACGGACCTTGAGCACCCCTGGCAGCGGATCAGGAAGCGCGCCGGGCTCGAGGACGTGAGGCTTCACGACTTGAGGCATTCGTTCGCGTCGGTCGCGGTCGCGGGGGGCGCAACCCTCCCGATCATCGGCGCCCTGCTCGGACACTCGCAACCGGCGACGACGGCCAGATACGCGCACCTGTCGGACGACCCGCTGCGCGCCGCGTCGAAGGTGATCGGCGAGCGGATCGCTTCCGCGATGAAGCGCAAGCCCGCGAAGGATAACCGCGCCGAGCTACGACGGGGTGCGAGATGACAAGGAAGCCGCAGCGGTCGGCCGACGACCCGGGCATCACGCGGCTCGCCCCGGAGGGGCGTACCTACCACTTCCCGCAAGACATCGCGGAGTTCAAGCGGCACATGGAGGCCTTCGCCCGCGAGTGGAACGCAGCCAAGGGCTGGACCTTCGATGGCCACATCGCGCCGGCTGAGCAGCTCGCCCGGAAGCACGCGCCCCGCCCAGGCTCGAGGCCTTCCCGCGGGACGACGGCCTGGATAGCGGCCGAGATCCTCAAGGAAATCGCCGACGTCCGGGACTTGCGCGGGCGCCCCGGCGACGGCGACCTGATCGCGGCCGTGAACGCCGGCCAGTGGTACGGCCACCTTGAGACGAAGCTGAGGTGGCAGACCGAGGCGCTCGTCGGAGAGGGTGTCTTGCCTGGTCGGCGCGAAGGGGGGCGCGTGGCCGCGGCGGTGCGAGGCCGGAAGAACGACGAGTCGCGCGCGCAGTGGTGGGAGAAGAACCTCGTGCTCAGGCGGCAGGGAGTCGCCCGCCGCACGGACCGTGTCGCGCGAATCATCAAGACCTTTGCCTTGAACCGAGACGCCGACTTCCGGCGGGTCCGCGACCACATCGCCGACCGCGAGCGCAAGGCAGGGCTTCCCGCCGCCGTAGAAACAGTACGGCCACGCTGAGCGTACGCCGTACTCCACCGCTCCATCATCGCTCCCGTGGGCCGCAGGGCCCCGGGAGGAGTCACGATGGTCGAGACGCCGTTGCTAATCGAATCCGAGGCCGCGGAGTTCCTGCGCCTCGCCGCCGGCACGCTGCAGAATCGCAGGGTCGCCGGCAACGGTCCGGCCTTCATGAAGCTGGGCGCGAAGGTGGTCTACTCGCGCGCCGACCTGCTCGCGTGGGCTGAGGCTCAGCGCAGGACCTCGACGTCCGACAACGGCCGGCGACGCCGCCACGCCGCTGGCGACGCCGCCTGAGCGCCGCTCCCGCCAGACCTCCGGCCATGCACTGACCGGGGGCGCCGCTCGCGCGGCACGGCGGGACGGCATGGGCCCTGAACCCATGCTCAGCGTCAACCCTACCACGGGGCGCGAGCTCGACGGCGCGGCGGTGTGCGACCAGGCCGAGGCGCGAGCGATCCTCCCCGCAGTCCGCGACTACGAGGCCGCGGCGTGAGCTGGCGCCCGTGGTGCGTGGTGCGTGACCTCGTGCTCCGGGACGCGGGCGCGCCATGGTCGCCTGCGGAGCGACTCGTCGCCGTCGTGCTCGGGGACTGCCTCGACGAGGCGGGCTCCGCGCGCCCGAGCGTCGCCCTCGTGGTCTCCCGCTCCGCCCTGGGTCGGCGCACCGTCCAGCGGGCGCTCGTTCGGCTCTGTGGCCCGGGCGGGATCTTCATCGAGGCGGAGGGGGGCTCGACCCCCGAGGGAGGGCGCCTCGCTTCGGTCTACACCCTCTCGACCCGCGCCATGGTGGCGCCGGTACCTGCGCCACAGGGACGCGGGTCGGACCCGCGCCACAGTGGCACCGGCGCCACAGACGACACGGACCCGCGCCACAGTGGCGCACCAAGGACACAAGAAGGACTCATATCCGGTGCTTCGCACCGGGTCGCTGCGCGAGTCGTTCGAAAACGGACGCACGGAGCCAACGGAGCATCGAGGGGAAACGGATCTTCGGCTCCGTGGGTGGTGGCCGCCTGCAACGACTGGAACGCGCGATTCGGGCCCGGCAGCGCACCGGGCGGCCGGATAGCCGGGGGCCTCGGGCCGGTCATTCGCGCGAACGGGTGGGAGAAGATCCGGCCCGCTTGGCAGCGCTACCTCGCGGAGACGAGGCACCCGGCGCCGAGCGCGCAGGACTTCGCCGCTCACTGGGTGGACTGGCGACCCGAGGGGGAGCCCGATCGGCTGCCGCTGGAGCCTGCCGGCCCCGTGTTCTGCCGGCCGCGAGGCGAGCAGTGAGCCCGCACGCGGACGCCGAACGCGCCGTCCTGGCTGCCGCCATGATCGAGCCGAGCTGCGCGGCTCAAGCCGTCGGCCTGCTCGTGCCGGCCGACTTCGCGGACGATCGCCACCGGCCGATCTTCGCCGCCGTGCTGCAGCTCCGAGACGCCGGCCAGGCCGTTGACCCTGTGACCGTGGCGGGCGAGCTCGAGCGCGCGGGCCGGCTCAAAGCGGCCGGAGGCCCCGAGTATCTCGGCGCGCTGCTCGACGGCATGCCGCACATCCGCGGTATCGACTCGTGGGCTCGGACCCTTCGCGAGCGTTCGCGTGTCCGAAGCCTACGCGCCGCGCTCGTCAAGGTGCAGGGGACGCTCGACGACGCGGACGCGAGCGCCGACGAGGCCCTCGCGGAACTCCAGCGCATCGCCGTACCCGGCTCACTCTCGGGCGGTATCCTCGACCGGCGCGACGTTGCGAAGGCGACCTGGCGCCTCATCGACGACGAGGTGTCTGGGCGCGTGACCGGCATCGGGACAGGACTCCCGTCGCTCGATCGACGGCTCCGCTTCGGCGGCTGGCGGCCCGGGCAGTTGATCTACGTCGGCGCGCGGACGAGCCGCGGAAAGTCTGCTCTACTTCTGGGTATGGCCGAGGCCGCCGCCGCGGCCGGCCATCGGGCCCTCTTTTTCTCACTCGAGATGACGCCCGAGGAGCTCGGCGTCAGGCGCCTCGTCGCGGAAGCAGGGATCGGGCTTCGAGCCGTCTTCGCATGGGGCGAGGCCGAGCGCGCGCGGGCTCTCGCTCGTCTCTCACACGCCACCACCATCCTAGAGCGGCCGCTCGACTTCGCGGACCCGCGCGTCCGAACGATCGCGGGAATCAGGGCCGAGTGTGCGCGTGCGCAAGCGCAGGGCGGACTCGCGCTCGTCATCGTGGATTACCTCGGATTGATCCGCGCCGACGCGAGGCGCGACGATCGCTCGCTCTACGAACGAACGACCGAAGCGAGCCAGGCCCTCAAGTCGCTCGCGATGGACCTCGGGGTCGCGGTGCTCTCGGCCGTCCAACTCAACCGCGAGCCGGCCGCACACCCGAAGGGCCGGCCCCAGAGACCGACGCTCGCGCACTTCCGCGACTCCGGCGCGATCGAGCAGGACTGCGACGTCGCCCTCCTGATCCATCAGGCGGACTCGTTCGGCGCGATCCGGGACGGCGACGTCGAGCTCCTGATCGAGAAGCAACGAAACGGCGCGACGAGCGCGCTTCCGCTGCGCTGGAACGGGACGTGCGCGCGCTTCGAGGAGCAGGTCTCCTCGTGACCCGCGCCCGCGTTGCTCCCGCCGAGCGGTCTCGGACGCCGCCTGGTTTCTACGCGATCGATGTCCGGTTCCCGTGGGCGACGGTCGCGGGCTGTGCGCTCCATTGCTCGGCCTGCGGGGCGCGTGGCCAAGCCCCTCTGCCGAAGTGCCCCACCTTTGGGCGGACGGTCGAATCGTTCCTCGCGGAACACCGCGCGTGTGTGGGGGGGGCAGCATGACACCCGAGGCCGCCCGCGACCGCTTGCGCCGCGTCGCCATCGCCGTCACGGAGGCGAGCGAGCCCGAGGCCGTCGTCCGCTTCCTCGAGAAGATCTCGGCGCACGAGGAAGCCGAGGAGTTGCGAGCCGCGCTCGTCCTCGCCGGCGCTGCAGCCGTCCTCAACGAGGTGCGCCCTTGATGCCCACACTTGACGAGAAGGTCGACGACCTGGTCCTGATCGCTCGGCTACGCCTCTACCTCGAGAAGCGCACGCCCGAGGAGTTGATGGCTGCGTGCCAGGACGGGGACGAGGAAGCGCTCGACGTCCTCTGCTGGGCCCTGCCTGCCCTCCGGCGCCGTGCCGGTCTGACGGTGGCGCAGTTCATGGGCAAGGACCTCGCCGAGACGCTCGGCCTGCAGGCGCCGAGGGCGCAGTAGGTGCCCGGCATCTCGCCGCGCGGCACGTGGAACTCAGAGACGCATCGCACTGCGTTCGTCTGCTGCTCGGCGTGCGGCTTCGCAAGATCCTGTGCGGACGAGGCGGCTGCCCATGACGCTGCTGCCGTCCACCAACTACTGCACGTTGTCCTTGCTCGACGGCATGCACGCGAGGCACAGGCGCCGAGGGCGACAGCATGAGGCCCCCTACCTGTCCCCCTCTCCCTCCCTGGGATGAGCAAGCGCCCGCGTGGCACGCGCGCCACGTTGCACACGGTCTCCGGGCCGGCGAGGACATGCCACACGCCACACTGGCAGGCTGGCGCAGCGAGGCGGCCCCTCTCCCCGCCCCCCCGGGGCCCACTCCCCGCCGTCAAAGGTTCTTCGCTCGATTTTGGGAGGCCCGGGGGTCCCGCCCGCGCATTTGGTCGCCTGCTGCAAGCGTGAAAACTGGGTTGCCCCCTGGGGTTGCCCCACCTGCAGGTTGCCCCCGGTGACGGGCAACGGTCGCGGCCTGTCCGTGCATGCGCTCGCCGAGGGGCTCGGCGTCAGCCGGACCGCCATCCAGAAGGCAGCGAGGCAGGGCCGGCTCAAAGGCGCCGTGCGCCGCGATCGTAAGGGGCACCTGGTCGTCGTCGACGTGGCCCTCGCCCGCCGGCTGTGGAAGACGGAGCGCTCGCGGCCGGCCCCGGTCAAGGTCCCCACGGCCAAGGTGGAGGTGGAGCACGAGGGCGAGAACGTGTCGCTGGTCGACGCACAGGTGCGCGCGACGTTGGCGAGGGCGGACGCGCAAGAACTGGCGACGCAGCTTAAGCGAGGGTTGCTGGTCGAACGCTTCGCCGTCTCCAACCGTTGGTTCGAGGTGCTCCGCGTGCTGCGCGAGGCCATTTTGAACCTCGCTCCGCGGCTCCATGCGACGGTCGCAGCGGAGTCGGATCCGCAACGGTGCTTCGCTCTGATCGACGAGGAGGCGCACAAGTGCCTCGAGGGTGTCGCGGACACGCTGGAGGGGATGGGGATATGACGAACACGAAGGAGTCGAAGCAGCCGGACCCGATCATGGCCGCGTACGCGGCGGGCATCAGCCCGACCGGGCCGACGCGCGAGGAGTTCCTCGAGTCGATCCGGCCGAAGCCGGAGCCGGCGAAGAAGCGGAAGGCGGCGAGGCGGAAGAAGCCGCGGGCCGCGCGGAGGCAGGGCCGGTGAAGACGCTGCAGACGGCCGCGAGGATCGCGCGGAAGGCGGTGGCCGCCGTCCATGGGGCCGTCGCTCGCCGGCCGAGGTTGTCGCAGGACGCCCTCGATGAGCGGGACTACGTGGCCACCGTGAACGCCGAGGCCGCCGCCCGCCGGGCCGAGCGCTCGAAGACGTGGGACCAGCTCGTGGGCGGGGGCCGCTGGCTCTCGCGGCGGCCCGGATGGACGAAGCCCCGGCCGCGGGGATGGTGACAAAGATGCGGTGGAACAGAAAGCGAGGAGACGAGATGGAGACCACGAAGACGTTGGTGCCGGTGCTGTTCGACCCATGGTTGGATCGCGAAAACGCGCGGACGGAAACGCCCGACCCCACGACCCCGCCCGCACACTGGAGCGACCTCACGAAGACGACGCGGGGGCGCATCGGTGTCGCTGCCCTGGCGCTCTTGGACGAGCGCGACCCGAGCGCACCCGCCGACCGCGGGAGACTCGCTTCCCTGCTGTGGGACGAGGTGCGAAGGGACGCCGACGCCGAGCTCGAGATCTCGCGCCTCGACCCGGGGTGCTTCATCCTGCGGAGCGTCGTGAACAAGCTGCTGATGGTGGGCGACGCGCGGACGATGTTGGTCGTACGCCGCCATGAGTTGGACGCCGCAATCGCCAAGCTCCCGAGGCTCGTCGGTCGATGAGCAGCCAGAGCTACGTTCCACCGCCTGCGGCGGGCGACGTCCTGCGGGCGGCGGGTGCCCACGGCTGGCCGGGCGTCGTCGTGGGGGGCGTCGTCGTCGAGGGCGCGGCCGTGTGGCGTGCCGCAGTCCAGGCCGCCGACGGCCCGGCGAGGCTCGCTCTGTGGCGCGCCCTGCAGGATCAAACCGACTCGTGACCGAAGAACCGCACCGTACCGACGTCGGGATGGTCCCGGCGCCGCATTGTGACGCACTGAGGAGAAGCACTATGAACGCACAAGGAGTTCTCGCAACGGCCGCGGAGGCGGGCTGGCCGCACATGTACCACGGCCCGAGCGGTTTCGTGATCCCGGCCGGCGAGGAAAACTGGCGGCGAGTGATCGGCCCCTCGAGCACGGAGGCCGTGCTGCAGCAGGCGGTGGACCTGCTCCGCCAGCACGAGGCCCGCGTGCGCCGCGACGTCGACGACGAGTATCGACGGGCGCAGCGCGAGGCCCCGCCGGACCAGACTCTCATCGACGAGGAGCGCGCCGAGGCCGCCGAGGAGCTCGCCCGGTACGAGGCGAAGCGACCGGAGCGCGTCGAGGAGTACCTGCGGCGCATCGCGGACGCACTCGACGCTCCGAGGCGCGGCTGACGATGACCGACGAGCGCCCGCATCTGCTGCCGCTCTGCGCGGTCTGCGGCCGTCACGCAGGCCCGCACAGTTGCCGTGGGTGCGGGCGCGTCTTCGAGTTGTCGACCACCGAAGCTGACTGGTACAAGGCCCGCGGCCTGCACATCCCGTCTCACTGTCCCGACTGTCGGCAGGCCGCACGGGTCGCGCGCCGCGCGAGAGAGTCGTCGCGTGCGTGACCACTCGGACCCGGGGCCGCTCGAGTTGCTCCGCGTCCTGGCCGCGTGCTCCTGGCCCGCGGTGTCGTTCGGTCGGCGCGTCGTCTCGGGCGAGGCCGGCTGGCGAGTCGTGACGCTGACACCGGCTGAGCGCCGCACGGTCCTGGCTCGCGTCGGCCAGCGTGAGCTGCTATGTGTCACGCCGTGCGCCCGTCGCCGCCTTCGACGCTGGCTCGACGCTCAGCGAAGGACGCCGGCGCCGGTTGAGACGCACGCGGCACGTCGGGAGCGGGTCGAGAGGGACCTGCAGTTCTTCGGCGACGAGGCGCTGCTGCCGCTGGTGGCGCGGACGGTCGCGAGCCTGCCGCGGCCGGTGATGGACTTCACGCTCGCGGAGACCATGATCCTCGAGACGGGTCGGACGACCGCGGCCTGGACGACCGGCCTACTGCCGGCGCTGCGGCCGATCAACGTAAGCGGCTTCCTGCCGGATGGGCTGCTCGCACGGTTTCTCCGTCATGAAATCGGGCACTGTTGGACGCTCGACATGCCGGACAGTGCTCCGACGAGCCACATGATCCTCGAGGCCCGCGCGCTCACGAAGGCGCGCGGTTGGGAGGACGAGCGCGATACCGTCCTGCGCGACGGCGAGGACTGGGCCGACTGGCTCGCCGCGGCGTGGTCGGCAGAGCCATGAGCGCTACGCCGTGGCCGCGGCGTCGAACCTCTCGGCCGCGCTCGGACCGCGGCTCCGAGGGGAAGGTCCGGCCGCCGGCCGCGCGGCCGAGGAGCTGGCGCCGTGGGACCGTCTCCGCCATGACGCCGGCACGCGGCCTTTCGTGCGTGAAGCCCTCGGAGCCGTGACACCCATGACCGCCCGGCGGCACTGCCCCCGCTGCGACTCGCCCCTCCGTGGACTCTGGTGTCCGCGCTGCCGCCGCGGGAGGACCTCCTGGCTCGTGAAGGTCGGTGACGACGTCGTAGGGTCTGGACGGGCGAACGACCGGGACAGGCCCGATGCCGTGTGGCTCGGACCGACCCTCCGGCTCACTGCCGCCGTTCTCCGCGACCGCGGCGAGCGAGGCCTCGTGGTCGTGGCCCTGACCACCACGCTCGAGCAGCGGCTCCGGTAGACCCCCGCCCCGCTGCGCCGCAGGCTACCGCTTGCAGCCGTTCCGCTCGGTCCTGTCCTTCGCCTTTGCTTCGGCCTTCGTCTGCCACTGCATGTTCGAAGGCGAGTCGGCGCCGCCGCAGGCGAGCGGAACGACGTGGTCGACGACGTAGCCGCGCCGGCCGTGCGGATAACCGCTCTGCCGCAGGAACGCCCGCTTCGCGTCCTCGCTGCGCTTGATGCGCCCGTGTTCGTCTCGCTGGCACGTCGTACAGCGAGCCGAGGACTTGCGGTGCGCTCCACTGGTGGGCCCGTGGTGCGACC